TGATGTAACTGAAATGATTCAAGCATAAGGAGAAAAAATGAAATACAAGTACGTAGGAACAGATGAGCGTGTGTTTCCTTCGCTTGGAATCGTAGTGAAACCAAACGAAGAGTTTGACGCGCCTGATAACTTTAGTGCGGCAGATGTAACTCTTGCTGGCGCGAAAGTATCTACACCAGCACCAAAACCAACAGAACCAACCAAGTCTGCCGCGTCAGACACAACAGTAGGAGAGTGAATTAATGTCCGTACAAGCGTCCGTACGTTCCTATTTAGGTATTGCTAAAGAAGCAACAAAAGGAACGATAGTAGCACCAACAGATTTTATCCCTGTAGCAAAGGATAATTTAAAGCCAGTAGATTTAGTAGACCCACTTTATGATACAGGCTTGCGTGGCTCTAACGTAGTTAATTACAACTACATTCAGGGTCGCACACGTTCAACTTTTGATTTCGGTGGTGCGGTATTTGCCGACACAATCGGTTATTCAATCGCAGGACTTCTTGGCTCAGTAGCAACAACAGGTGCTAGCGCGCCTTATACACATACTATTAGTCTTGAAAATAGTCTTACGTCAGATGTAGACGTACAACCAATTTCTTATACTCTTACCGATTTCTATGCGGTAGAAGTACGCTCATACCCAGGTTGCCAGTTTAGCGATTTCTCTTTGAAGTTTAACGCTGACGGTATGTTGGAGTATGACGCAAAGACAACAGGTTGGGCTTCTTCAACCGTAGCAGACCCAACACCTACCTTCTCAACAGTACTTCCTACTCCTGTATGGCGTGGAACTGTTTCTATCGCTGGTGCCTCTGTGGCAACCGCTATGGAAGGTAATATTGATATGACTCGTGCGGCAACGCCAATCTACGGTATTTCTAATACACAGAACCCATATCAAATCTTTCTTGGACCACTTGAAGTAACAGGCTCTATTAAGTTTGTTATGGATAATGATTCAGAACTTGTTCGTTTCCTAAACAATACACAACCAGCCATTGTCCTTAACTGGTCATACGGCACAGGCGCAAGTTTGGTTCAGATTCAAGCAACAATTACTAAAGGCGCGTACACCGCCGCAGTTATTGAACGTGGAGATGATTTCGTAAGCGTTACAATCGAACTTAACGGTCAAGGAAACACAACTGACGCTGGTTCAACTGGCGGATTCGCACCTATCAAGTGGGTGCTACAAAACGCAAAGGCTTCAGGAACTTACGCATAAGTTTCTGAAACAGTAGTGCTCAGGGGTTGGTCGAGCAGACGCCTTCCCTGCTCCCACCCCTGAGCACCTTTTTAAAGTATCATTTGGAAGGCACATTACCGATTGGAAGGAAAACAAAATGGCAGAAAAAGTAGTAACGCTTCCTAGTGGAGCAACTGTAACAATTCGTGACCCTAAGGAACTACGCGTAAAAGACCGTAAAAAGATTTACGCTAATGCGGCAAAGGCTGACGAAGGAATTATGCAAGCCCTATCTTTAACAGACGGACTTCTTGCGGTCTTAATTAAAGAGTGGTCATTTGATTTGATTATTCCGTCAATTCGAATTACTACCCTTGAAGAACTTGAAATGGCTGACTATGACTTCTTAACCGAAGAAACAAAGGACGCACAAAAGATTCTATTTCCAAATCTAAATAAGACAGACGAAACAGAAAAAGACCCTGAAAGCCCTTTCGACAACTCCAACGGTTAAAGTGGATACTTGAAGGTGGCGAGCGACACGAAGCCTTTTCTTATCCTGACGAAGAGTGGTACTACTACGTTTGTGCGGAAAGGTTTGGTTGGACACCTTCACAGGTAGATGAGCAACCTGCTCACTTACTGGATTGGTTAATTCATATTGCAGGAGTAGTGAGAGAAGTAGAAAATGATAGTCACAAACCTTAAACAGGTTCGCCAAGCCGTAGAGAAGGCTGGTAAAGGCATAGACAAAAGTGCTATGGCTTGTCGTGACGAAATGATGACTACTTTAATTCAACTCTCCAAAGAAACAATCGCAGGTAAGCGCGGTAAGACAGACGGCGTATGGGATAAGGCAACCTCAGGTCAGCCACCTATGAACCGTACTGGTAATTTACGGCGTTCTATCCGTGGTCAAAAATTTAATAAAGGTTTTGGCAAATATGAAGCAATCGTTGGACCAACAATTATCTATGGTCGCGCAGTAGAATTAGGCGGTAAGTACGCACCACCTTCTTGGAAAGGAACTTCTGCTATGGCTGGTTTCCCATATATGAATCCTGCTTTCCAAAAATTTAAAGTACAAGTTCCAATGATTATCCGTAAGCATTTGGCGGTGACTAAGTAATGGCTGGCTCTAGTTTTCTTCCACCTGCAATTTTTGAAATTAAGGCGATTGCTGACCAAGCCATAGCCAAGTTCGGAGAAGTTAATAAAGAACTTGAAAAAATGGAAAAAGACGCTGACGTTGCTAGCGGTAAAATTTCGGGCTTAGATAAGGCTTCTAAGGTGGCTACGGCTGGACTTCTTGCTATGGGTGCGGCGTTCGTAGGCTTTGCCGCTTTTGGTATCAAAGAAGCCAATGAAGCCGAACAAGCATTAAGTAAGTTAGGCACAACTCTTTCTAACTTTGGCGTTAATACTCCTAAGGTTAGAAAAGAAATAGAAGACTTAACTGGCTCTTATGTTAATTTAGGTTTTGGTGGAGAAGAAGCCGCAGCAGGTTTTGATACTTTATTCCGTTCTACTGGTGACTTAGATACGGCGCAAAAACTTCTTGCTACTTCGGCTGACTTGGCTCGCGTTAAAAATATTTCACTTGCTGACGCTTCTTCTATCGTTTCAAAAGCAAATATGGGTTCTGCTAAAGCGTTTAAAGAAATGGGTATTGAACTTGATACGTCTTTACCTAAGGCGCAAATGCTTGAAAAGGGTATGGCAGAACTTAGCGCACGTATTGGCGGACAGGCTACTGCTTATACAAAAACTTTTGCAGGTCAGTTAGCGGTTACTAAAGAAAAGTTTGCTGACGTAGCCGAAACTCTTGGTACTACTTTATTACCTTATATTCAAAAATTTATGGACCTTCTTGCAGATACAGTAACGTTTGTTAAGAAGAATTCTTCGTGGCTATCTATTCTTGCTGGCGTAGTTATTACCGTAACCGTTGCTCTTGCCGCATATAACGCAACTATAAAAATAATTGCGGCAACAACTAAGGCGTGGACAGTAATTACAACAGTTCAAAAAACAGTTATGGCTATGATGACGGGACAACAGTTAGCACTTAACGCTGCTATGACCGTTAATCCTATTGGTTTAATTATTGCTGCCGTAGTACTTCTTATTGGCGGTATGGTTTTACTTTGGAATAAGTCTGAAACTTTCCGTAAGATGATAATTGCGATTGGTAAAGTTGGCGTAAAAGCATTGGGATTTATTATTGGCGTAGTTGGCGATTTAGCAGTTGGATTACTAAAAATTGCTACTGGACCACTTAAACTATTATTAAAAGGATTAGCGTTACTTGGCGTAGGTGGCGCAAAGGAAGCATTAAAAGGATTAGAAACCGCTACCGAAGGCGTTGGTAAATTCTTTGATAGTGCGGCTAAAAAAGTTACAGGTATGGCTGATAGTTTAGATAAACTTAATAAACCTATTAAATTAACTTTTGCTACTCCAAAGATTCCTGACGTACCAAACGTAGGCGGTGCAACTGTTGGTGGGGGTAAAGGCGGTAAGGCTGACCCTAAAGTTGCTAAAGCCAACGAAGGTTATATGAAAATTGTTCAAGATTTGAATGACAAAGTTGCGTCCGCGCGTACTAAGTTTAATGAAAAAATGGCTGAGTTAGAAAAAGACTATAACGAAACTACTACAAAACTTCGTGCTGACGCCGCAAAAAGAATTGAAAGTGTTACTAAAGACCATAACGAAAGAGTTACTAAACTAAACTCTGACGCGCAAAAGAAAATTACAGAAGCGCAAACACGTTTTAACGACACTATGGCTGACCTTAACGAAAAGAAAGGTCAAGATTTAGCCAAAGCGGAATCTGATAATACTAAAAAAGTAGCCGATATTTATAAAAATCATTACGACAAACTTGCTTCTTTAGTAGAAGAATCTGCTAACCGACTTCGTGACGCGTTTCGTAAAGGTACGGAATTTAATCCTGCGGATATTTTTAAAGGATTAGTAGAAGCAGGAACGGCTAACGCAGAGAAGTTATTAGAAGCGATGAAAAATAAAATTGCTTCTTCTAAGGAACTAGCCAAGAACGCGGCACTATTACAGGCTAGAGGTTTTTCACAAACGTTTATTGAACAAGTAGTTTCTGCTGGTCCCGAAATTGGTAATCAACTTTCTAAATCTATTCTTGACGCAAGCCCTGAAACCGTTAAAGAGTTACAAGACGCGTATAAGGATATGGAAGCGACTTCTAACCACGGCGTAGACGCTCTTGCTAAGAGTATGAGTACTTTTGGAAACTTAGCAACCGAAGAACTTAATAACGCTTATACCCAAGCGCAATCCGATTTAAAGAGCGCATTAGCAGACCAAGCAAAAGAATATTTAACGGCGCAAGCGGAAATAAATACGGCTTTCAATAAGGCTATGACGGACGCAGAAGCAACTCGCGATACCGCTATTGCTAGCGCACAGGCAGACTTAGCAGAAGCGTTAGCCGAAGAGAATAAAAACTTTGCCGAAGCCGTAGCAGAAATTAACTCTGACCTTATGGAATCTTTAGCAGAAGCGGAAAAAGATTTTGTAGAAGCGTCTAATGCGGCACGTAAAGATTTAGAAGATTCTTTAACCGCTATCGAAAAAGAATTTAAAGATAAGTTAGGAAAGATTACAGACGCTACAAAGGCTACTAATAAAGAAATAACCGCACTTCTAACTAATTTTAATAATACTAAAAAGTTACTTGAAACTCCTATAGTTATTCCTGCGCCTATTTATGCCGCAGGTAGCGGTGGCGGTGGTGGCGGTGGCGGTTCGTCAAGTAGTTCTTCTTCTACAAAAACTGCTACAACAAATATTACAACTAACGTTACGGCTAATACTAACGCTTCACCAACGGCTATTGCTTCAGTTGTAACTAACGGTATAAAATATGGAACTGTAAATACAACTACGTTGGCTGGTATTACTGCGGCAAGCGCACCTAAGACAGCAACTGTAAAAACGGCGCAATCATTAAGTGCTAATTTGAGGGATAGATAATGACCGTTACATTAACGCAACCATATTCGTTTTCATTTAACGGTTTAACTTTTGGCGGTACTGATTCGCCGTACCAAATTCTTTCTGTAGACGGCTTAGAAGCATTACCTGAACTAAGAACGCAAGATGATAACCGTGGCTACGCAGACGGTATGTTTTCAGGAAGAGATTTCTATGCTGGCAGAACCGTTAGTATTATCTTTAACACCTTTGGTGCTAACGGCGTAAGCGCGCAACAAAATTACAATACTATTCAAAGTTATTTATTGCCTCAGACTTCGGGAACTACACCGCTTTATTTCCTTATGCCGCCTTCTGATACACAGTTCTTAAATGCCCGTGTACGCGCTCTGAGAACCGCCGTAGACCCTGATTACACCTATGGCAAGATAACTAGCCAAGTTGAATTCTTCTGTCCTAATCCAGCCTATTTTAGTAATAACGAACAGACCGCTTCACTTGCTTATACACCTGCTACGGGACGTACTTATAACCGTATTTATAACCTTACTTATGGTGGTGGGTCTGTAGAAATTACTACCACTATTACTAATAACGGTTGGGCTAATGCTTATCCGACTATAACGCTTAATGGTCCAATCACAGACCCTATTCTTGGTAACCAAACACAAGGTAATGCTTTAAATTTTTCAGGGACATATACTGATACTGATGACCTTGTAGTAGATTTATACAATAAACTAATCACACTTAACGGACAACCTGCCCGTAACTTGCTAATATCAGGGGAGTGGTTCTGGGCGCAACCTGGCACTAATCTTTTCTACCTTACTGGTGACGCAGGTAGTGCCGTTGTAGGAACTACGCAAGCCACGGTGACGTGGAATTCTGCTTTTATCTAGGAGAATAAATGACGCTACGCACACCGCCTTCGTGGTTACAAAACGGTTCACACCCTGCGGAAAATGACCGCTTAACTACGCAAGCACTTTGGGCTACTACAGGAATTATTAAATCTACTTCACTTGCGGTTACACAAAACTCTCCTGTTGGTATGAGCGTAATTATTGCTAGTGGTTGGGCGGCAATCGTAGGAACAACGCAAGCAAATATGGGAACTTATGTTGGTTATAATGACGCCGCAACAGTTGTAGCGATAACTACCGCTAACCCAACTAACCCACGTATAGATTTAATTTGCGCAACAGTTAATGACGCTTATTACACAGGCTCTACTAATAACATTGTATTTCAAGTAATCGCAGGAACGCCAGCAGGTTCTCCTGTAGCACCAGCACTTCCTGCTAACTCTATTTCGCTTGCTACGGTAGATGTTGCCGCAGGTGCGCTATCTATCGTAACTGGAAATATTACTGACACACGCGTATTAGTTACTACTAATATTCCTGAAACTGGCGATATAACCGCCGTTACTGCTGGTACTGGTTTATCAGGCGGTGGCACAAGTGGCTCTGTAACTCTTTCTATAAATACCGCCGTGACCGCCGATTTAACTACGGCACAAACTCTTACTAATAAAACTTTAACTACACCTACTTTAACAAGTCCTTTAATTAACTTAGGTGTAACTACTGATACTTCTACAGGATATACAACCGTTCTTTCTGATAACGGAAAACTTATAACGCTATCTAACGCAGGTGCTATCACCGCAACTATTCCGCCTAATTCAAGCGTGGCATATCCCGTAGGCGCACAACTTAACTTCGTTCAATTAGGCGCAGGGCAAGTAACGTTTACACAAGGCGCAGGAGTAACAATAGTTTCTACAGGTGCTACGGCAAGCGCGCCAAAAACAAGAGCGCAATATTCATCTGCTACCGCTATTCAAGTTTCTGCTAATAACTGGTTAGTGGCTGGTGATATTTCGTGAGCCGTTTAGCCTTAACACCTACTAACGTTCCAGCAAGCGCAACGGCAATTTCTACGCCAACTCTTCGTGCTGGCGATATGTATTACAACACTTCAACTGGCTTAATGATTTATGACGGTAGCAACTGGACACAGGTAAGCGGTAACGTGACGCCTAGCGAACTAGACGCTGGTGTTGCTGATAGCATTGCGCCATATCAAGGTGGTTTTCCAGATACAACCGCAACACAAACTTTTAATGGGGGTACGCCATAATGCCAGTAGTAACGCAAATTCAAGTACGCCGTGGAACGGCTTCACAATGGACTTCAACAAACCCTACGCTTGCCGCAGGTGAATTCGGATTTGAAACCGATACTAATAAAATTAAATGCGGTACTGGTGCTACTGCTTGGACTTCTCTACCGTATCTAAATAATGACGGAGATATTACAGGCGTAACCGCAAGTACGGGATTAAGCGGTGGCGGTACTTCGGGAACAGTAACGGTTTCTATAGATACGGCAGTAACGGCTGACCTTACAACCGCACAAACTTTAACTAATAAAACTCTTACTGACCCTAAAATAAATCTTGCTTTCACGGCAGATACAGGTTCAAGTTACACGGCAGTTTTAACCGATAATGGCAAAGTTGTAACAATGAATAATGGTTCAGCCAATACATTTAGAATTCCTACAAACGCTTCTGTGGCTTTTCCAATCGGTACTCAACTAAACGTACTTTCTATTGGCGCGGGACAAACAACAATTAACGCGGTAACAAGCGGCACAACAACTATTCAATCAACTGGTGCCGCACCTGCCGCACCTTTGCTTAGAGTTCGTTATAGCGCGGCAACTTGCCTTAAAGCAGGAACTGACCTTTGGTATGTGTTTGGAGATATTGCCTAATGCCTATTCTTGGAGTAATTGCTTCTTCTAAATTAACTGCGGCAGCAACATCTTATGAGTCTATTGCTACTGTAACTGTTGGTGGCGGTGGTAGTTCTGTTATTACTTTTAGTTCTATTTCTAGTACATATAAGCACTTACAATTGCGTATGCTTTTGCGTGGAGATAGAGCAGCCAATACTGATGATATTAAAATTCAGTTTAATAATGATACAGGAAGTAACTATGCAGACCATATTCTTTTTGGTGACGGAACTGTTGGTGTATATAATCAGTCACCATTTGATATGATTTATTCTTACCAAGGTATGCCATCGGCAAATTCTACAGCGAGTACTTTTTACGCAGGGATTATGGATATTCTTGATTACTCATCAACTGTGAAATATAAAACAACAAGGTGGTTTCAAGGCTGGGATTGGAATAGTAATAGTACTGGAGCAGTTGAATTAACAAGCGGTTTATGGAGAAGCACAACCGCAATAAGTACAATTACTGTTGCTCCTAGATACGGAAGCAATTTTGTACAGTATTCACAAATTGCTTTATACGGAATTAAGGGATAACAAA